GATTGACATGTAGCCATTGTGTTAAAGTATTAAAGAGCCCCCTTGGTAGAGGGCTCATGGTTAATTATTATGAGTAGTAAACGATATCAGATCCATTCACATATTCGAAACCAACTTTCATGTTAGCACGAGTTCTGATGTACGGCTCAGCTACAGTATCAGCTAAGTTTACAGCACGTAGGTCAGAGCTATCACCCTCAGCATCGAATGCATAGATAAGGTTATCTTTCAAAGTCCACACGAATGTGTTGTTAGACATACCTGGACATACTACAATCTTAACACCTAAGAAAGTCAAGTTCAAATCTTGAGTGATGTATGCTTGAGTGTTACCTGAAGCTACTCCTAATCGGTAGATGTTTACTAATTGTGTTGGCATATACAAACGTAGGTCAGCTGTACGTGTAGCAATAGATGCAGGAAGTAAAGCAAATGCAGCAGATAACTTAGTCTCTAATGTAGAGAAGTTAGCAATTGAACCTGTACCACCATTGATAACTGTATCAGCTGGGTCAGTTAAACCTGCAGTTAATTTTTTCTCATAACCGTCACACAAAGCAAGTGTAGGGTTTAATGAGGCAGTATCACCTTGCCATCTGATTAACTCGATATCTCCGTTAATTTTGTTAGCCATCTCACCCCAGTAGAAAGACATGAAAGATGCAACAGAGAAATCTCCGTTAGATCCTTTTGACATTTGAAGAGATAAGAAAGATTGCTCTAAGTCAAACTGACAAATTTGAGCCATTGCAGAAAGAGCACATACATCAATTTCTTTAGCGTTCAAATCATCATTAGGAGCAGTAAAGCTACAAGTAGATGGTTGTAAGATGTTACCAAAAGTAACAGTTGCTAATTTAGTTTTGTACTTTACTCCTGGCAAAGAACGGTAGTTATCAGCAGTATCCTCAGACAAGTAAGCTTGAGAATAGAATGCCTCAGGGTTAGCTGCTAATAAAGCAGTAGGATCTATTTGTAGATCGAATTTTAATTTACGCATTTTATTTGTTATTTATGAATTTGTTTACACTTGAAAATCTTTGATGTGCACTCAAAGTCACACCCTCACTCATCACCTCTTCCTCTACTTCTACGGATAGTACTTCCTCTAATTGATTTTTGATTTCAGCAATCATAGCAAGCAAAGCATTTAATTGCTCATCCATTACAGGCTTAACAATAGCAAGGATAGCCTCTGCATCTACTGCAGGATCTATTGCCATTGTTTGCTCCTCTGCAGGAACTTCTGCTGTTACTGTCTCTTCAACAACAGTATCTTCTAGAGCTACTTCCTCAGAAGCCTCTACTTTTTCAACATCTTTTACTTCAACTACTTTACCATCCTTGATGATATAGATTTTTTCGTTGATGATGTGCTCGCCGTCCGGCAACATTAACTCATTCATTTGTGTTTTATTTTGGGATTGTTTTTGCTCTTTTAGTTTCATGCCTAAGTACCCCTCAATACTGAAACCTATCTGTTCTTGTGCTACAAGTTCAGCATAGTACTCTTTGTCAGTTACCTGGGCAGTAACCATTAGCGTACCCTCAGGCACTTCAATGCCAAATGATGAGTAAGCTTTGTCCTCCATTGGAGTGTCAACTATCCATGCCTCAAGGACATATGCCGGTACAGTCTTAGATTGGTCATGCTCCAGGTTAAATAGGTCTCGGTTGACCATCTGCTGCATGAATTTACCATGAATTTTCTCAATCTCTTCCTTAGTAAACTTGACATTATACTCCTCATCTGTATCCTCATCAAAGCGATATATCTCCATAGGGATAAGGGCAGGTGCAGTTACTCTATATTTGAGCTCATCCGTAAAGAATAAAGCCTTAGCTTGAGAATTGAATGCCATCCCTTTGACCTTAATGGCAGGATTGGATGTGAATGCTATCTGTTCAATGCCTAAGTCCTGTCCGTTTTCAGCGTATTCAGGGTCAATAGTTATTTTGTAAGTAGGGATATCTTTTTTAGCCATCTACCTATATTAAAAAAAATGTATATTTGTTCAAAAATTATAACATGATAACTATCTTAAACAGGGAAATTCCCAACCAACTTGAAGAGCTCACCATTGAGCAGTTTGAAGTCATTACTGAAATCAATAACAATCAGGAACTTGACCCTATTGATAAGCACCTCCAGGTGTTTGCTTACCTTGGCATCCCTGAGTCAGAGTTCTGGGACTATGATGTTGCAGATTTTGTAGGGATGGTAAAAGAATTTAACTCAGCAGAACGCAAAGAGTACCCGGTAGTAGAAGAGCTTGAGATTGATGGCTACATCTACAAGGCACAAATGAAGTTAACTGTACGTGATACTAAGATGATTGAGAAAGTAGCACTAAGAAAAGAGAAAGGATACATCTCTGAGATGTTGGCAATCATGTTCAAACGTGAAGACCTTACACCCACTGAGCACTACACCGATGCACATATCAAGCAGAAAGCAAAGCTCATCCGTAAATTGAATGCAGCTATCTCCATTCCATACATGATGTTTATCGCACAGAAAATAGGACAGCAAGCTAATGATCAAGCTACCGAAACAGTGGAGCCAAGTAACTCTTGAGCAGTTCATTGAGTTTAGTCAGATAGATAGAGAACAGGGAGCCTACCACTACAACAGTGAGGCTCTCTCTATTTTATCGGATGAGCCTATTGAGGTCATTGAGGACCTAGATGTGGATGAGTTAGCAGAACTTGTTAACGAGTCTAGATGGTGTACCTCTGAGCCATCCAAAAGATACAAGCATGAGGTGCTAGGGTTAACTCTCAAGCCACTCAGTAAGCTAACCCTTTACGAGTACATTGACCTTGATTATTTTTTTAGCAATAACTACATCACTAATCTTGATAAGGTATGTGCTATCCTGTACCGGCAAACTAAACTCAATGAATGGGGTGATGAAATCATGGAGCCCTATGACTTTGACTGCAACATCAGAGCTGAGAAATTTCATGAACTACCTATTACAGATGTCTATGGAATAATACATGAGTTCCTGAAGTTCAGGGATAACTTTCTTAAGACCTATGAAAACTTATTCACCGGTGATCTAGATACTCCACTCACCGATGAGGAGAAAGCTAACATGGACCCTGAAGAGATTAAAGAAATTGAGAAAGAGCAAACTCAAGTTAAGTGGTCATGGGAGCAAACCATCTATGGCTTGACTAATGGGGATATAACTAAGAGTGATAAGATAGGTGTCCTACCACTCGTTTATGTTTTCAATATCCTTTCAATGAAGAAAGAGTTAGACATCTAATGGGAACCCTGGAGTAAAGCCTGCAGGAGGGTCAAGTGCCTCAAATGTGTACACCAATTTATATTGTTTCTCAAGTACTTCAACAGCCTGTACCAATGGATATTTTTTTGTTATCCATTCAGTGTACTGCCGATAAATTTCAGCAACAAGTCCTGCTGCCATTAATGCATCAGTAAATTGTGCAACGAAATCTCTTGGTGCTATAGAGCCACCATTAGGTCCATAGGCATTAGCTGTTTGTGGCACCCCATTGTTAAGGAATATAAAGTAATACATGGCTACTATTTGTATCTCCAACTTTTGGAAGCCTGTGACCTTGGCATTGATACGTACACTTTCTACAAGTGTCCCCTCACCATCTACTACTTCATTCCTGATTATTCTTTTGAGTATTGTGGCCATTTTCCTACGTGTAGGATATAGCACATTGAACTCTCCTGTGTTTGCGTATCTAGCCATTAGTTAATGCTTTATATATTTCCATTGTATCATCTACTAGAATGACACCCTTATCAGTTTCAACATGCAGCTGAGTATCACTAATCACCTCAATAGGTCCTATGATTGTGTACTCTATTCCGTTTATATTAATCATATATCTGTACTATTACTCTTTTGTGTCCTAAGTTATCAGGAGTAGTGGTTGAATTTTGAACTGCAAAAATTAAGTAGTAAGCAGTAGCAGGATTGAATGGTACAAGTGTAATTCCACCCACTGTAAAATCTGTACTGGATGCGGTTGTAGGAATAAACACATTTAAGTTTGTTCCATCAAAATAAAAATTTCTATCAAATCTTTGATGGTAAGTTGCAGCATTCATTTGTGCAGAAGTTGCTAGTAGTGTTGCACCGCTTAAACTATTTGAAGTATTGATATAAATTCTACCCGTTGAAGTGGTTGAGCCTGCACTCTTTGTAAGTAAATTCTTAATGTATATTGTATTGTTAGTTACCAACGTATTTGCAGGTATCAATACGGATGCACTAATCTGATTTGTATTACCTGTTAGGTTGCTACCATTGATGCTAGTTAATGTCCTTGGGTTAGTAGTTATATTCCCACTACCTAACAATGATGTTGAGTTAATTGTCTTGATGTTTGTACCACTTACTAGCGTATCTTGCTTAGCATTCAAGGCAGTCTGTAAATCTGTTTGACTAGATAGCGTTCCTGTGATACCTCCCCAGGTTGCACTACCACCCGATGCTGCTGCAATTATCTGAGCACCTGTAATAACAGTGTTAGTAGCTACTGCTCCTGACATAGAGGTGCACTCTATCAAGTCAGTAGGTTGTAGGTTGCCAGTATGCGGTGTGAGGTTAGGTCTCCAATCTCCCCACCAATTAGATGAACTCATACCTATATTACTTTAAGCCTCCGAAATGTTTATTGTAAAGGCACAGCACAGTTGGTCCAATCATTCACAGTTAACGTGATGTTCATGACATAGCCTGCAGCGTAGTCAAGTAGATCATTGTTCAAAGGTTGGAAGTTAGGTGTACCAATCACATCAAAGCTATAGTCATTGCTGTAGGTGAAGTAAACATACAGGTCATTTAATATCTGCTGTGTATCGCTTAGAATTGTGATGATGTTAGCCCTATCTTTTTGGATGATATCAAAGCAGTAGATGTCAAAGTTAAACTCTGAGGTGTTATCTGCAGGGTTAACAGTTACCGGCACAATAAAAACAATAGGATACTTCTCATCCTGAGTAGCGAAGTTAAATAGCTGTTCCTTGAAATCACTACCTACTTTCTTTACTTGTAGATGGCTATTGTAGAACTGCTCAATGTGGTCGATGATTGCTTGTAGTGAGTTCATTAGAGTTCAGCGTTTTTGTTAATCTTAGTTATCTTATTTTGTACGTTGGTTATTTGTGTCTCAGATACTACAGCTGTAACAGTCATGGAGCTGTTATTGCTACCTCCTCCTGCACTCATGACATTGCCTGTGTTAGCTGAGCCAAAGAGCTGAGCACCTTGAGGTACTTGCTGTGCTACATTAGCACT